CATTTTTCTAGCCAGACACCGTCCACCCGGCGCTCAGGAAACACCCCCCGTCATCGTTTATTTGGGTCCCATACCCCCGGGGTATATATTTTAATCCCTTTACATCCCCCCATGGCTATACGTATAAGGCGCGTCTGCTCCCTCAAACCGGACGCTGCGCCACATGCCTGTTGTTAAAATAGAACCTACGGATAAACATCCGCCCCCATTCAGCCTCGATGTTGAAGAATTACCCACCTATATGGATGAGGTGAGGGTCGCTGCAAACACCGCAGAGCTTATTGAGAGCCTTGGCGCACCCCTAGAGGTGGACGAAAAGACCATCGAGAAGGAAAAAGCGCTGATTAAGTCGGCGCTCAAGGGCAAAAACCGCGAAGCATTGAAGAGTTTACCTGTGGCATTGGCAGCATCGTCGTTCGTCCGTGAGTATGGGCACAACCTAGCACATGATATCACCGAGGTGCGCGCAGCGCTGACCAATAAGCTGCTGGAGATTGCCAACTGTGGCGATACGAAGTTCGAACTGAGAGCCTTAGAGCTACTAGGTAAGCACTCGGACATCTCGCTCTTCACCGAGCGCAGCGAAATCACCATCAATTATAACTCACCCGACGCGCTCGAATCGGCCATCAAGGAGCGGGTCAAGCGCCTGCTGAACGCTAAGATCATCGACATGCCCACGGCGAGCGAAGACTTGGATGAAGAACTGGGTCGCTACATCCCCCCTATCGACGACGAAGACGAAGATGTACAGGAATATGTACAGGAAGAGGACAGCGAAGCCTAATGGCAAGGCGTGGTGCCCCTAACAGGAAGGTAATGGAGGAGATATCGCTCGATGATATCCCAAAAATCTTACATTTGCTGCCTGTACACGAACAGGAAAAGTTGCTGGCCGAGTTGGAGAAGCTCGACGAGCTTAAAACGACCAAGACCGCCCAAGATAAGTTCCTCGGGTTCGTCAGAGAGGTCTGGCCGACATTCATAGGGGGTAGACATCATGCAAAAATGGCAGACGCCTTCGAACGCGTTGCTCGTGGTGAGTGCAAACGCCTCATTATTAATATGCCACCGCGACACACGAAGTCGGAGTTCGCCTCTTACCTGCTCCCTGCATGGTTCCTCGGAAAGTACCCCCATAAGAAGATTATCCAATGCTCGCACACGGCAGAACTCGCTGTAGGCTTTGGCCGTAAGGTGCGTAACTTGGTGGATACGGAAGTTTACCACCGCATTTTCCCCGACCTTTCGCTGGCCTCGGACTCCAAGGCGGCTGGCCGATGGAATACAAGCAAAGGCGGGGATTACTTCGCTATCGGTATCGGGGGTGCTGTGACCGGTAAGGGTGCCGACGTACTCATCATTGATGACCCGCACTCGGAGCAGGAAGCGGCTATCGCCGAAGTTAACCCAGATATCTACGACAAGACCTACGAGTGGTACACCTCAGGGCCACGTCAGCGTCTCCAGCCGGGTGGGTCCATCGTCGTTGTTATGACGCGGTGGTCGAAGCGTGACCTGACCGGGCAGATACTCAAGGATGCAGCGGCCAACGACAGCCTTGATGAGTGGGAAGTCATTGAATTTCCAGCAATTCTCCCTTCAGAGAAGCCGTTGTGGCCTGAGTTTTGGGAGCTAAGTGAGCTTGAGAAGGTTAAGCGCGACGTTCCGAACAGTAAGTGGATGGCGCAGTACCAGCAGAATCCGGTCTCAGAAAGCGCGGCTATCGTCAAGCGTGAGTGGTGGCAGGAGTGGCCGAGCGACAACCCGCCACAATGTGACTTTATCCTCATGGCATGGGATACGGCCTTCGAGAAAACACAACGTGCCGACTATTCGGCATGTACCACATGGGGCGTTTTTTATCATCCTGACGACACAGGCATCGAACAAGCTAACATTATCCTCCTGAATGCCTTCCGAGACCGCATGGAGTTCCCTGAGCTTAAGCAAGTGGCAATCGAGGAGTATAAAGAGTGGGACCCGGACAGTGTGATAATCGAGAAAAAGGCTTCCGGTGCACCTTTGATCTACGAGATGCGGGCGATGGGGATACCGGTACAAGAGTTTACACCTACACGGGGGAACGACAAAATCTCCCGCTTGAACGCTGTGAGCGATCTGTTTGCCTCTGGACGGGTGTGGGCACCTGCAACTCGGTGGGCCGAAGAAGTGATTGATGAAGTTGCAGAATTTCCAGCAGGCAGCCACGATGACTACGTCGATACGGTGTCTATGGCGATGCACCGCTTCCGTCGTGGAGGTTATGTGACTACTATGCTAGACGAACCGGACGAAATCCAGTATTTCAGGTCAAATCGCAATCAGGGGTATTACTAATGGTCAAGGCACTTTTTCCTATCGGCAAAACTCAATGGGCTAAATGGCGTCCAGAGCAGCAGATTGCCTTTAATGAGACCCGCGCTGCGGGCGTTCCGTTTGCTGACGCAGTGAAGTACGTCAATGAGCTTGAGCTTGTGGAGATCAACATCGCCCCTAAGCCTAAGAAAAAGAACGTATTCGACATTATCGAAGACGTAGCCGAGGCTGCCGCTGATGTAGCCAGTATCGCAACCAGCGTTGCCCCTGTCGTCGCCGTTGCTAGAACGGTCGTCAAGGCGACAAAGAAGAAGGGCAAGTAAATGGACATCGACAAAGCTCTTAATCAAGCGCCGCTTGGTCTCTCCGCAGAAGATATGATGGGCCAAGAGCCTGATATCGAGATTGAGATTGAAGACCCGGAGGAAGTAACCATCCGTTCGGGCGATATGGAGATTGAAATCGACCCTGATGAGGAAGAAAACGACGAGTTCAACGAGAACTTGGCCGAAACCCTCGATGAAGGTCAGCTTACGCAGCTTGCGGGCGACCTGTTGGGTGAGTTTGAGGAAGACCTGTCGAGCCGCAAGGACTGGATACAGACCTACGTCGATGGTCTCGAACTGCTTGGTATGAAGGTCGAAGACCGGACCGAGCCTTGGCCGGGTGCCTGCGGCGTCTACCACCCGCTCCTCTCCGAAGCTTTGGTTAAGTTCCAAGCTGAGACCATGATGGAGACATTCCCTGCCGCTGGACCAGTGCGTACGGAGATTATCGGTAAAGAGACTAACGAGAAGCGCGATGCCGCTGCGCGTGTTCAAGCCGATATGAATTACCAGTTGACCGATGTGATGGTCGAGTATCGCCCTGAACATGAGCGCATGCTGTGGGGGTTGGGCCTTGCAGGAAACGCGTTCAAGAAGGTGTATTTCGACCCATCACTCGGTCGTCAGGCGTCAATGTACCTCCCGGCAGAAGATGTCGTGGTACCTTATGGCGCGTCCAGTTTGGAAGTCGCTGGACGTGTCACCCATGTGATGCGGAAGACCCCGAACGAGCTTAAAAAGCTCCAAGCGTCGGGCTTTTACCGTGATGTAGACCTGCCTGAGCCTGTCGATACGCTCGACGACATTGAGAAGGCTATCGCTGAGAAGATGGGCTTCCGAGCTTCGTCTGACGACCGGTACAAACTGCTCGAAATGCACGTCGATTTGGTCCTACCTGACGACAAATTTGCTGAAGATGAGGCTGAAGCCGAGATTGCTGTCCCTTATGTCGTGACCATGGACAAGGCGACCGAGACGATCCTCTCCATCCGTCGTAACTGGGACCCCGAGGATGACCTTAAAAAGAAACGCAACCATTTCGTACATTACGCGTACGTTCCGGGCTTTGGCTTCTACGCTTTTGGCCTTATTCACCTTGTTGGTGCTTTTGCTAAGTCTGGTACCAGCCTTATTCGGCAGCTTGTTGATGCTGGTACTCTATCTAACCTACCGGGTGGGTTTAAAACTAAGGGTCTGAGGGTCAAGGGTGACGATACGCCGATTGCGCCTGCTGAATGGCGCGATGTGGACGTCGCCAGTGGTACGATGCGTGATAACATCATGCCGTTGCCCTATAAGGAGCCGTCACAGGTCCTATATTCGCTTCTAGGTACCATCGTAGAGGAAGGCCGTCGGTTCGCCTCTGCGGCTGATTTGCAGGTCTCTGACATGTCGGGGCAAGCCCCTGTTGGCACCACGCTGGCGATTCTTGAGCGCACGCTTAAGACTATGTCGGCTATTCAGGCACGCATCCACTATTCGATGAAGCAGGAGTTCAAGCTCCTCAAGGTTATCATCGCGGATTATACGCCAGAAGCGTATAGCTACGAGCCAGAAGAAGGCAGCCGCAAGGCTAAGAAATCTGACTATGACATGGTCACGGTCATCCCTGTCAGTGACCCTAATGCTGCCACCATGGCGCAGAAGATCGTGCAATATCAAGCAGTTCTGCAACTCGCGCAGGGTGCACCACAGCTTTACGATATGCCGTATCTACACCGTCAGATGCTTGAAGTGCTTGGCATTCAGAATGCCGAGAAGCTTGTCCCGCTCAAGGACGGTGACGACATGAAGCCGCGTGACCCTGTGTCTGAGAACATGGACGTCATCAATGGCAAGCCGGTTAAGGCGTTTATCTACCAAGACCACGAAGCCCACATAATGGTGCACATGAACGCGATGCAAGACCCCAAGGTCGCACAGCTTATGGGTCAGAACCCCAACGCGCAGGCTATGCAAGCTGCTATGCAGGCGCATATCGCTGAACACTTGGCCTTTGAGTATCGTCGTCAGGTCGAAGAACAGGCCGGTGTGCCGATGCCTCCACCCAACGCTGAGATGGATGAGAACACTGAGCTTGCCATTTCACGGCTTGCTGCCGCTGCCTCGTCGCAGTTGCTCCAGAAGAACCAAGCGGAAGCTCAACAGCAGCAGAACCAGCAGATGGCTCAGGACCCAATCGTCCAGATGCAGATGGCTGAGCTTGAGATTAAGAAGGGCGAACTCGAACTCAAGAAGCAGAAGCTACAAATTGACGCTGCTGAGAAGAACGACCGGCTCGAACTTGAGCAGATGCGTATCGAGTCGCAAGAAGAAATCGCTGGCCTCCAAGTTGGGGCCAAGATTGCAACGGACGAGGCCAACTTGTCCGCCAAGGAGCAGATGGAAGGACTTCGTATGGGCGTAGAAGTCGCTCGCGAACAGTTCCAAGCTGCAAGAACCCCTGTTTCTCCAACTCAGCAACCAGAGGAAATTGAATGAGGAATGATGTCCTAAAACACATCGCTGATAAAATCCAAGAAGAGATCACGGTCATGAGCGACGACCTCGCTCGTGGCGGTGCCAAGGATCATGGCGATTACAAATATGCCTGCGGGATCATCCGTGGGCTGATGATGGCAACCAGCGTCCTTGCGGATACGGCACAACGACTGGAGGACGACGATGACTGATCTCGTTGACCTGACTGGCCGTCCCATCCCTAAGGTGGGTGCAGCCCCTGAGCTTGCCTTTGAAGACCGCGCTAAGCAGCTTCCTGAGCCTTCTGGGTATCGCATCCTGTGCGCTATCCCTGAGATCGAGAAGACCACCGAGGGCGGCATCATCAAAGCCGAAATCACCATCCACCACGAAGAACTGCTCGCCACAGTGCTCTATGCCGCAAAGCTCGGCCCAGACTGCTATGCTGACGAGAAACGCTTCCCAAGCGGCCCTTGGTGCAAGGAAGGTGACTTCATTCTCGTGCGTCCGCATGCGGGCACGCGTATCGTAATTCATGGCCGTCAATTCCGTATTATCAATGATGATGCGGTTGAAGGCGTCGTGGAAGACCCTCGCGGGATTTCTCGCGGGTAAAAACGGGTAACCGTACAAAGGAGAAGTAATATGGCAGATGAGCCAAATGATGACGATTTCCAGTGGGAAGTCGAAGATGATACCCCTGTTTCTGAAGACAACAGCCCTGATATCGAGGTTGAAGACGATACTCCCGAGGCAGACCGTGGGCGTGAGCCTATGCCGAAGGAAGTTGTTGACGAGCTTGAGGCTGACGAACTCGAAGAATATTCTGATAAGGTAAAAACTCGCCTGAAGCAGATGAAGAAAGTCTGGCACGACGAGCGCCGTGAAAAAGAACGGTTGATGCGTGAGCAGACAGAAGCTCTCAACGCAGCGCAGCGCCTCCTTGAAGAAAACCGCCGGTTGAAATCTACCCTTTCTGAGGGCGAGCAAACACTGGTCGGAAGCTTCAAGCAGACCGCTGAGTACGAGCTTGCACAGGCCAAACGTGCGTATAAAGATGCTTACGAAGCAGGTGATACTGACCGGGTACTTGAGGCCCAAGAACAGTTGAACGCTGCCCAATATAAGCTTCAGCAGCTTGCTGGGTATAGACCTACTTTACAAGAAGAAGAATACGCGGTACAACCAACGCAACCGCAGGTGCAAATCCCGCAGCCAGACCAGAAAACAGTTGCGTGGCAAGAGCGCAATATGTGGTGGGGTACTGACCCGGAGATGACTGCATCGGCACTCGGGCTTCATCAGAAGCTTGAGAAAGAACGTGGTCCACAGTTTGTGGGCACCGACGAATATTGGGGCGCTATCGACACAACGATGCGTCGTCGTTTTCCGGAATATTTCGGAGACGAGTCCAAAGCGACCGAAGGCACTGCGAGAGCTTCACGGCAATCGAAGGCTGCCAATGTAGTCGCACCAGCTTCCCGAAGTACGTCCTCCAAAAAGATAGTACTTAAACAGTCCCAACTTAGTATCGCTAAGCGACTGGGCTTAACCCCCGAGCAATATGCTCGTGAATTTGCGAAGATGGAGCGTTAAAATGGCAGAAACTAGAATAGCACGTGAACACGAAGATCGTACGAGCGCGAAGCGACCTGAGTCGTGGGCACCAGCAGCAGGGCTTCCTGAGCCTGATCGCATGCCCGGGTACTCATATAAGTGGATTCGCACTTCTACGATGGAGCAGTCAGACGCCAAAAACGTCTCAGCCAAGTTCCGCGAGGGATGGGAACCGGTACGGATTGAAGAGCAGCCCAAGCTCAGCTTTCTAGCCGATCCTAATAGCCGCTTTAAGGACAACATTGAAATGGGTGGGTTGCTGCTCTGTAAGATTCCTGAAGAGTTTATGGTTCAACGTAAGCGTTATTTCGCTGACAAGAACCGCGCTCAGATCGAATCCGTAGACAACAACTTCATGAGAGAGAACGACGCTCGTATGCCTCTCTTCCGCGAGAAGAAGTCATCGACGTCATTTGGTAGAGGCAAATAAGCTAGGAGCTTAGAAACATGGCATATCCTTCTGTTTCAGCCCCCTACGGGCTGATCCCGATCAATTTGATCGGTGGGCAGGTTTTTGCAGGTGCTACGCGTCAAATTCCTATTGCGACCAACTCTTCGACTGCCATTTTTTATGGTGACGTCGTAAAGCTGGCCGACACGGGTACTTTGGCAAAGGACACCGGCACAACTGCCGCCACGCCAGTCGGCGTGTTCCTTGGTTGCTCGTACACCGATCCGGTGTTCGGGAAAACCTTCCGTCAGTACTACCCCGGTACGACGAACATCACTGACGTCATGGCATACGTGCAAGACGATCCAGATGCTCTGTTCAAAGTAGCGGTCGTTAGTGGTCAGAACACCACGATCAGCTACGTGAACCGCACTTCGGTCGGTAACAACGCTGTTCTGGCTCAGAACACAGGTTCGACCATCACTGGCAACTCGCAGGTGGCAATCACTTCCGCGACTAACACCACTTCCACGTGGCCTATTCGCGTTATTGATGTTGTTCCTGAAACTGCATTGGCAGGTAACCCCGGTTCTTACACCGAAGTTATCGTCAAGTGGAATCAAGGCATGCACCAGTACCTCAACCCCACTGGCGTGTAAGGAGACTGACTAATGGCAATTTCACGCGCACAACTCCTTAAGGAGCTATTGCCCGGTCTGAACGCTTTGTTTGGTCTGGAATACGCACGCTACGGCGAAGAGCACAAAGAGATTTTCGAAACCGAAAGCTCTGAGCGTTCGTTCGAAGAAGAAACGAAGCTGTCGGGTTTCTCCGCTGCTCCGGTCAAGAACGAAGGTTCTGCTATCGCCTATGACAACGCGCAGGAAGTCTTCACTGCTCGCTACAACCACGAAACGATTGCCCTCGGGTTCTCGCTCACGGAAGAAGCGATTGAAGATAACTTGTACGACTCTTTGTCGTCGCGTTACACAAAGGCTTTGGCTCGGGCCATGGCGTACACCAAGCAGACTAAGGCTGCTGCAATCCTGAACAATGGCTTCGACACCGACTATGCCGGTGGCGACGGTCAACCACTGTTCTCGGCTTCGCACCCGCTCGTCTCTGGTGGCACCAACTCGAACATCCCAACCACTGCTGCTGATTTGAATGAAACGTCGCTTGAAGCGGCTGTAATTCAGATTGCTGCGTGGACGGATGAACGTGGCCTGCTCATCGCGGCTAAACCGCGTAAGCTGGTAGTTCCGCCAAGCCTGATGTTCGTTGCAACACGCCTCCTCGAAACCGAACTTCGCGTTTCGACGGCTGACAACGATATCAACGCGCTTAAGTCGAATGGCTCGATCCCAGAAGGTTACACTGTTAACCACTTCTTGACCGACACGGATGCGTGGTTCTTGACCACCGACGTGCCAAATGGCCTGAAGCACTTCGTTCGTACGCCTATGCAAAACAGCATGGACGGTGACTTTGATACGGGCAACGTCCGTTACAAGGCTCGCGAGCGTTACAGCTTCGGCTGGTCCGATCCACTCGGCATGTACGGTTCCGAAGGCGCTGCCTAAGGAAACAGGGGGAGGGGAAGTGGGAAACTGCTTCCCCTCTTTTCTTTTAGGTGATATACCTACGCATCTAGGTGATTAATTCGTACCGACTGCCCTAGCAGACATAGTAGAGACGGTACGTGCAAGTGCTACTACACGGAGATATTATCATGGGTACTACAACTTTTTCAGGTCCGGTTGTCTCGCAGAACGGCTTCATCGGTGACTTCACCGGTAACATCACAGGCACCGTTACGGGCACCGTTGTTCAGCCGGTTGCTGCTGTCACCGCCGCTGGTACTAACCTCGCAACCGCCGCTGCTCTTTCGAACGGTGTCAACGGCGTTGGCAGCGCTTCGGGTACCAATGGCGTGAAGCTTCCGACGGCTGTCGCTGGCACGACCATCACGGTTTACAACTTGGCTGAGACCAACGGCCTTATCGTCTATGCGAACACCAGCGACACCATCAACGGTGCGGCTTCGGTGACCATGGAAGGTTCGACTTGGCTTCAGTGCATTGCGCTCACGGACGCAATTTGGCTGACGACGATCTTTACTGCTAACGCCTGATCGGTAACCTCTAAGAAGGAGAAATCCGATGGCAATGCAAACTGACGTCAAATCCACCAAACCGCTTACGGCGACTGGTGTGTTCAAGACCCAAGCCAACGATGACATGGCTTTCCGCACCCGCATCAAGGGTATCTATTACACAAACGGTGTAAGTGCGGGTTCGGTCGTCATTACAGATGGCAACGGTGGCAGCACATTGTTGACGTTGAACACGCCTGCTGCGGCAAACGCTGATGCGGTCTACGTCCTTATACCGGATCAAGGTATCCTTGCAGAAAACGGTTTGTACGCTACAGTGACTAACACGGCGTCAACCGTCATTTTCTATGGGTGATATATGCAAGCACAAAAAGGTTACGATTTAGCCGGTAAGAGCATCTTCATTGCTCTGCCCGCCTATGACTTCAAGGTCTCCTTGAAGCTGGCGGTTTCGTTGGCTCGGTTCACTCAGGTGGCTGGCCAGCACGGCATTACGATACAGATTGGCAGCATCTGCGGATGTTCTGTCGTCTCTCGCGCTCGTAACCTGCTTGTTCAAGACATGCTGGAATCCACCTGCGACTATTTACTCTTCATCGACAGCGACATCAACTTTGAGCCGGAACACATCTTCCGTCTTATGGCTTGGGGTAGCGATCCGAAGAAGGGTATCGTCGCAGGTGTTCCACGCACACGTAGTGAAAACAAGGTCTACATCGCTGACCTTGACTATGACGAGAACCACGAACTGACCATGAACGGTATGGGTCTGGTACGTGGTAAGCGCGTTGCGACCGCTTTCATGCTGGTTCGCCGCGAAGTATTCGAGCAGATGGCTGCTGCTAACCCTGATTGGGTCTACAAGGATCAGCGCTCAGACCGCATGATCCCCTGCCTCTTTGATTTCAAACTCACCGAAGAGGGCTACATGGGCGAGGACTTCTTGTTCTGCGACCGTGCCCGTGAAATCGGTTTTGAGGTTTGGATCGACCCCAGCATTCAACTTGGACACATGGGCGTACAGGAATATGAAGGCTGCTTCGGCACCGACGTTCTTTATCCGATGCTCGCCCCAACACAGAAGGAAGCAGCATAATGGGTATCATGAAAAAACTTGGGAAAAGCGGGATGTTCGGTCTTGCTGGGCTTGCGGCAACCAATAAGGGTGCGGTTAACAAAATCGCTCGGAATGGCGGTTTGGGCCTTATAGGTATGGCGCTAGCTAAGAAGAAGGCAGCACAAGGTGCTGGCGGTATGCGCGGTCGTCCAGCGGTAGAAGATATTATGATGGCCGAACAAGTCCCCGCAGGTAGGGCTGCTCCTATTATGGCCGGAGATGTTGACGCCATGATGGGCCGTAGCGCTCAGAATGATATGTCTGGCATGAAAAAGGGCGGTAAGGTTAGCGCCGTTCAAGCCGTGCATAAGCACGAGCGCGCCAAACACAAAGGCCAGCCGCTGACCAAGATGGCTAAGGGTGGCTCGACTGCCTCCAAGCGTGGCGATGGCTGCGCTACCAAGGGTAAGACGAAAGGGCGGTTCGTGTAATGCCAGCAGCAAAAGGCACCAAACAACTTGGTTTTGATACTAAGCGTAAACCTCTAACGAAGAAGCAGTATGACGCTCTCTCGCTGAAAGAGCGTTTGCGGATGTATGATGCTGCGGAAAAGAAAGAAGGCAGCGCCACAGGCCAAAGGTCTTCTGCTGGTTCACTACCTACGGATGTAGAAGAGCGCCTAACTAATAAGCCATATAGGTATACAGAGCGAGGACGTTTGGGTATTGGCCGCACCGAAAATGTATCGGAAAGCGATATTCGTAAGGGGCAAGCTCGTGCTGCTGAAATAAAACGCACTGCTAAGAGTGGGGCACCGCTTACACCTAAAATGGCTAAAGGTGGTAAGATTGACGGCTGCGCTATACGCGGCAAAACTCGTGGGAAGTTCGTCTGATGGCTAAGACACCCGCATGGCAACGCAAAGAAGGCAAAGCGAAGTCTGGCGGGCTGAACGCCAAGGGTCGTGCGTCCTATAACAAAGCCAATCCCGGTAAGCCGGGGTTGAAGGCTCCGCAACCTGAAGGCGGTCCGCGTAAGAAGTCATTCTGTGCCCGGATGTCAGGGATGAAGAAGAAACTTACAAGTAAGAAGACCGCGAATGATCCTAATAGCCGCATCAACAAGTCACTCCGGGCTTGGAAGTGCTGACATGGAGATGATGCTTTGGAACATTGCATTGAGCGCAGCGGTGGCTGTCATGGGCTTCTTGTTTAAGGGCAAGATCGACGAGTTGGACCGTCTTGGCATCCTACTCAACAAGACCCGTGAAGAAGTCGCCCGCGAGCATGTAACTCGTTCGGAGATGAACACACTGGTCGATAAGCTAGGAGACCGGTTTGATAAGGCGTTTGAACGTCTTGAGGCCAAGGTCGATGAGATGAGGAAGGTATAACGATGGCACGTACAATGAAAAAGTTCTCAGCCGGTGGCGCACAAGGTCGTTACGACCGTCGCATGGCGGACATCGAAAAAGACTTTAAAAAGGCTATGGCCCGTAAGACGGGTAAGGATGCCGAAGTAGCTGAAGCGAAGCGTCAGCAGCGTATCGCTGACGCCAAAGATGACCTTGCCAAGCGCACTGGTGCTGACCGCACTGCTACACGCGCTGCTGAGAGCGCAGCCGAGCGCAACCTCACGCTAACCCGTAAGTTTGGTGCGCCGAAGGCGGTAACCGCCGAAGCACCAGTATCTAAAGTCGTGGACAGCATGCCTGCGCTAACTGCGCCTAAGATGGATAGCTCCATCGGCAAGCCGCAGAGCTTTGCTGCTGCGTTTAAGGACGCTCGTTCGCGCCTAGGCGCAGGTAAGACTTTCACCTTTAACGGTAAGAGCTTCACCACAAACATCGCAGGCGAAGGTCGTAAGCCTACGTCGGGCGGTCCGAGCACAAATAAAGGTGCAACTACGCCGCCTGCGAGCACAAATAAAGGCGCAGGTACACCCGATGTAGACAAGCGGGCGGAGTTTCGTAGGCAAACAGCCGCAAAACAGGCGGAGCTTCGTCGGGAAGCCAATCGTGCGGCTATGCGCCGTAACACAGCCGGTAAAACGCAACTCGTTGGTCCTGCTGATAGTCAAGAAGCTCGTATACGTACAGCTCAAAAGACCATGGCGGCGGTGAAACCCGTTGACGACAAGGCGGCTAAATTGTCGCGCCTTAAGGTTGCGGCAGAAGCTCCCGGTGCGACTCAGTTTGCTAAGGACAGATATAAATATGCCGTATCGTCTGGTATGTACGCCAAGGGTGGCAAAGTTAAAAAGAAGGAAACTACTATGAAATACGCTAAGGGTGGCTCTACATCTCCACGACCAGTACCAAAAAAGCCAATGCCGAAAGAACCAATCACTGGTGGTGCAAACACCGTGCCGTTGACCCCTGAGCGTAAAGAGTTCCTCAAAGAACTGGCGAAGCGCAACGCTAAGCCGGGTATGGCTAAAGGTGGCAAAGCACCTAAGTTCGGCGCTGCAATGGTCAAGAAGTCTGCCGACACCAAGGGCCGTGCAATGGTCAAGAAGGCCGGTGGCGGCAAATGCTACGCTTCGGGTGGTCTCGTTGCTGGACACAAGTCGGCTGATGGTATTGCTAAGAAGGGCAAGACCAAGGGCAAGATGCCAACGATGAAAAAAGGCGGCTATTGCTAATGCGCGCTTGTCGGGGCATGGGGGCTATGAAGGCGTCCAAGATGCCGGGTAAGAAGACGATCAAACGGAAGGACAATCCTGATGATGTCTCGATGTACGCAAAAGGAGGGAAAGCGAAGCTTGACATCTCCAAAGCGATCAAAAAACCCGGCGCACTCCGTGCGCAGCTTGGCACTCCTGAGGGTAAGAAAATCCCAGCAGGAAAACTTGCTAAAGCCGCTAAGGCTCCCGGCAAGCTAGGCCAACGCGCACGGTTCGCGCAGATGCTGAAAGGCTTTAAGAAGAAGTAATGGCACGGTCGGACGAACCCAAATGGAAGCGCATCGTTGCCAGCGTAA